CTGAGGATCTTAAACAGCTTGAAGCTTGAGTGAACCAATACATCTTGGTTGCGTACTACGTACACTTCGTCCGAGATGGGAATAGTCATACTTCGCAGTATGTTCTTCCAATTCTCTCCTTTAAAGGATTGAATCCATTGATCATCACTGGCTTCCATGATCTGTTGGTAGTTGTCCAAGATCCGGTTGTGAACCGGTATCAAAGGAACAGCTTCCTCGAGATCCATAGAGTCTTTAGATGCATGCTCATCGCTTAGGATGAGATCTAACAGCTGCCCGGCTATCCGGCCAAGCTTCTGCTGATCTCCTAAAGCGAAAGCAGATGATTCGAATGAATTGCAAATAGCAGTGCGGATCGCATGATCCTGCCACCGTTGTTTGCTCCTCGGTCCGAAGATCGGGGGAGGTGTTTCCACCAATTCAGGCCAGTATCGCTCCAGAACCGGATTTAAACCCGGAACTGCATCGATACGACCACGAATCACTTCCATTAACTGGAAGGTTCCTAAGAGAAGCTTGGACATTCTCGCACAATACGTGCGATTCCGTCCGAGCATTCTTAGGAATTCTGAGCATGCATCCGGGATGCCTTTCGGGAACTCCCATCCTCTAAACAGCTCATTGTTCAATACGGAAAGCATCATCGCTGGTGATTTCCGCACTGACCAAAGAGCTCCAAGTGGAAAAGGAGTGACCTCAACTCCCCGATGAATAGTTCGCTTAGCGAACTCATAAAAATTAGGGGAAATGTGAGTTTTCTTTTCAGAAAATTTCACACCTATTGAAGTCATCGTCTCCATGTATAATTGGGCGACTTCTTTGTCAGCAATGACGATGTCGTCTCCCAACAATACATAAGGACAATTCCGCCAGTTCCTACCTAGAATTCGACAGCATCTGTACACCACGTAGTGGTGCGCTAACGCAAACGAATTCCAAGATGAATAGGCACCCATCGGATTTCCCACAGCATAAGAAATCTCACGTGGTCCGTCGGACTGCGATAACTTCTTAAGTTGTGGGGCCTCAAATGGGTAACCTACCATAATATTACGCCAAGACTTGACGTAATACTTAGGAAAACGGCCTTCAAGGACACCCTCAATCAAAGTGATTGGGAATCTGTCAGTTGCTGTGGTTAAATCCACAGAATAATACACAATTCCGTCACCTTGAGGGAGTTTGTCTTTGAAGCTTCCCTGGTTGAATGTACAGTCTTGAGGAATATCTCGAAGCCTATCGAAAAGATACTGATGCAAACCTCGAAGGGCGGTTTGCGACCAGTAATCTAAGATAGCCACTTCTCTCGTCTTACCCTCAGAGTCCTGGATTGCTGAAACCTTACGGAATCGGCGGCCAACTACTTTGAAGAAAGAGTTGAGGAGTGGAAGATATTTCTCTAGAGTTTCCATTCGGGTAGCCAACTTCTCGCCCGCAACTACTTTGATATCCTCTTTCAAGGAATCTGGTAGTGCCTGCAGATCTGCAATAGCAGACCACAAACCATGCCCGTTAGGGCCTGTGTGGGTAGTGAGATGGTAACCCTTCCAAAGGACTCTACGCGGTACTCCATGCTTATGGAGCAGTCCAAGAGCCCGCCAAAAATCAGAAACATACTCCAACTTTTCCTTGGGGTCACCACTAAACGTGGGTCCCTCGGTAATCGAGGCAGTACTGATCTCAACGGGTAAAACTAAGGCTCTTGACCAATAAAGCGTCGAGAGAAGCAGCCGAATTAACGGGTACTCTACTCGTTCCTTAAAGGCTAGAAACCTTAGGTACTTGGGCAATGCCGCAGCTGTAGAAGACCTCTCAGTAGGATCTAGGCTTCTAAGACCCGAAAGCCAGGTGTACACGGAGGCACGGCTCTCTTTACAGAAAGCTATTGCGCCCGGTGCACCCCTGGTTTCCAGTACTCTTAGAAACTTAGAGAGGACACTCAAAGCCAAGTGAAGGTGCTCTGATTGTAATAAAACAATCTCGAGCCACTTCACGCCAATCACAGTGAAGCGTCTGAAGTAATTCAAATGTTTCATTGTGTTTGGTGTTATTTGGATAATTTGTCTCGACCGATGTCGGTCAGGTTACCCATATGACATCTACTTGGGGAGAGATGGAAGTTCGGCCAAGTCCGAAACGGACTCGAACTAACATTCGAGATTTGACCTAGACTCTCTTCTCACGAAGGGAGGCCAGG